TTATATACTTATAATTAAAAAAGTTTTATTTTATTTAAAATAAAGATGTTCCTTTTATTTTATCAATTTCTTTAAAAATACTGGCTTCATTATCATTTTTTCTTTCTTTAACATATCTAGTTCCTTCGAGTAAATTATACATATTTAAATTAGCATAATTTGTTCTTGGTTTTTCAAGATTTATAGTCTTAATTTCATGGAACTTTTCAATTATTGACGACGGAAAAAATAATGTATTCAAAACTACTAATTTTAATTGTCGTTCAACCCTTGTATCAATATCAAATGGTGGATTTTGTTTAGTTACAATTTTAATAGCTTCTAAAACTTTATCAGTGTTAGCATATACTTCTGTAGTTCCTACATTATTTCCTATTTTATGTTGTAGGTATTCATAAATTTTTTCAAATTTAGAATTAGTTATACGTACTTCAACTCCTTTATCATTTAACCATGTATAAATAGATGGAATATTATCACCATCATCACCACAAAAGATTTTACGAAGAGCTATCATTTCACCATCTACAACTTCTATTTTTGTTTTTTCCGCTGATATAATTTTTTTAAAATCTTCTTTATCAACATTTATAGAACCCTTCATATTAAAAATATCTACTACTTCTGTTTCATTTATCCAAGTTTGAAAATATTGTGGAACATAAAGTTTACGAGAAGCATTTTTTCCTTGCATAAAAGGATTAAAAACAGTGGAAAATACTATTTTATTATTGAACGGAAGAGTTTTAACTCTAACAAGTTGACGTAAATCTTCATCTCCCGATACTATAATAACATGTTGTGATTGATTATCAATTAATTCATGCGTCCAAAGCGAAACTGTATCATCGCCCTCTGCAGTAGGAATTTTAGTCACAATCATTCCATTATTTTCTAATATTTCAGAAAATTCAGTAAGTGCTGCATAAACATTATCCCAATTAATAAAAGTGGATTTAGTTCTTTGTGCTTTATATCCTTCATTTTCTTCAATTTTTATATCTCTACGCCAAGATTTATCATCAAGAGCAAATATTACACGAGCAGGATTAATTAATCTAATAATATATGCAACATCTGTTGCCATTTTTCTGATTAATTGATCTATCTCAAATTGAGAATCATAAGAATACTGTTTAGAACCATATCCCGAAGTTATATATAGAGATCTCCATGCAATATTGTTAAGATCAAAAATTAAATTTGTCATATAATTAGTTTATTTATAATATCTGTTGCTTTACCTGTTTGTTTTATACCTTCCATGAATAATGGAGTTTGTACAAAATGTTTACTTGATATCCATGTTCTTAAATCTAAATCATCTATAGCAACCCATGAATGTGGTTTTATTTTATCTACATGATCTAATATCTCTTTTGCTCTTACTTCTTCTAATAATTGAGTTGTTTTATATGGGTAAGTTGCAGTTACATCTATTGGTTTCTTTATAACTTTTTGCCATTCAAATATTTCTTGTAAACTTTTTAATGAATAGTGTTCTTTCCAATCAGAAGATATTATTATATCTGCATCAGTTTGTTGTAATATTTGATTTAATACATTAACAGCCTTTACATTAAAGCGATGTACATACCCCCATTCTGTAAGTTTAGGGTGTATTTCACTCCCTAGTGATAAAACACCATCAATATCAAGATAAAGAAATTTCAATTTAAATAATTTAATATATTCTCTGTTTATTATTAATCATATTATATAATTTAACATATAAACTTGGTGTTTCTAAATTTTCTACATATTTGTCTATAAGTTTTTCTATATCTTCATTTTTCATTTCGTAAAAAATATAAATTTCTAATGGATTTTTACGATCAATTCCTTCACTTTCTTTTAAAAATCTAAACCTATATCCGTGTGATGTAAGTTTAACAATTTTTTTCCTAAATAATTCTTCTTGTTCAAAATCGGGATTAGTTGTTTTCATAATTTTTATTTTTTAACGTAAAAATATGTTATGTTATCGAGTTCAGTTATATCTATAATTTTTAAATCATGATTATTTAATAATTTTATAACTTTTTTTCTACTTAAATAATAATTAGGTTTATCGTGTAATTTATTAATTAACCAATCTGTAATTTTTAATCTTTTTAATATATTGTCTTTATAAATTTTATTATCTCTAAAACACCCAATAAAATTAGAATTAGGAGAAAGAACATTTATAATATTTTTAAAAAATTTATCTATATCTGATATTTTATTCAATTCTTTACATTGAATTAAGGTTTTAATTTTTTTAATTTCATTAAAATCATAGTAATAATGATGTATAGAAGATAATACTAGAGTATTAAGATCTTTTTCTAAATTTAAAGTACTTAAATAATATAAAAAATTATAGTTATTTTCATTTATTAAAGTCTTAAAAATATTTTCATTCTGTTCTACTTGTTGTATTTTATCTTTTACTTTATTTGTATTTTCCATTTGTAAATATAATCAAAAAACATTTTAGAAAAAACCGTTACAATATAAAAAATTGTTAAAATGTATTTTTTATTTTTTTATAATTTAAATAATCACATTTTTCAACAAATCTATCATTCACCCAACTATCACTAAAAATACCAAACTCATTATGATGTTGTTCTAAATATACTATTTCTAACCATCTACGTTCATTGGTATAAAAATTTCCTGACATAGGAAATAATGCAAATCTTTTTACAATTCTCTTTGTCCCATGTTTAGGATAAACTTTTTCATAGAAATTTTAACTTTATTTACATATTTTTTAAAAATACATTAACTATTAATAATTAATTGTAGTTTATACACGCAGCTTAGCAGCGTGATCAACGGATCTATCACTAAAGTTCTTTGCGCCTGATGTTCAGCTACTGCTATTATTATTAAGGGTATTTTATCTATTTTGTTAGGTGCATTAGACTTAATATACTCTATAAAATCTTCACCAAGAGTGTTAAGTGCATTATCTATTATTGATGCATATTGTCCAACAATAAATTTATAATTTTCATATGGTTTATCTGGTTTACTTAAACATAGTTTATATAAATCTTCAAAATCAAAATTAATGTTAAAGTTCTTTTCATTAAGTTCTTTAATTTCTTGAAGATAAAAACTTTGAAGTTTATTCATAATTCGCCTCATATCAGGAAAATAATTACAAACAAACTTATGAAGAATTTCAGGTGTATAATTTATTTTTGTCGCATTTAAAATTAAAGTTATTCGTTTCTTATATTCTTCAATAAGATATTCTTCTTCTTCTTTATTTATTGCGTCAAAAGATATACAATTAAATCTTGAAGTTACTCCTACGGGTATTTTATTAATAAAATTTGTAGACGCTATAAATCTTGCCATGTTAGCGTATTTCTCAATAGGAACTTTCACTGCATCAAAAAATGCTGTGCTGGCTCCATCAAATTCATCTAATATAACACACTTAATTTTTTCTTTCCCTTCTTCTAATGACATAGTTGAACAAAATCTAGAGACTTTATTTCTAATTATATCTATGTTAGCTTCTTCTCGTGCATTTATATATAAATTTGTGTGATGTTTAGCTAAAATAAACAACGTTGAAGTTTTACCTGTTCCTGACGCACCAAATAATAATAAATTTTGAACTAATCCTCGAGATAATTCTTTTTTTATTCTATCTGGTACTATTAATGTTGAAAGATCATGAGGACGAAACTTTTCACTAAACAATTGTGTTACTACACTACTCATAGTTATAAATTTAAGTCTTATACGGACTTTTAATACATTAGTTTTAAAATAATAAGTTAATTTAACACTGTACTTCAACAGTATTTCCATTATCTAATTCAACTGTAGCAAGACAATTTTCATCCATTTTTATAAGTTTCCCTTCAAATGTTTCATTTTTAATGTTTTGCCACAATACTCTTTCACCTATATTAGATAGATAATCAAGATAATAAATTTTCTTTTTCATTTTTTCTTTTTTCATCATATTAAGTATTTTTCAAATTTAGTAATAGCTTTTTCTATTATTTTATCATGTGCAAAAACTCCCCAATCATATTCATTCTTTTTATATAATAATATATTATAAATTTTTTCCCATTTTACAATTTCTATTTCTTTATCTTTATAATTTTCTACTATAGGTAAATCTCTTGAAGAAAAATCAAAAATGAAAATATAATGATGTGATATATTTTGTCTAATTTCTTTTGGACTTGTTTTTGTATAAAATGGTTGAATATCATTAATATCATCTTTTTCTGCATTATTAAATATTAATCTATCATTATAATCAGGTATATAAAAACTGGTTTCTTGATATACTTCTCTGTATATGCTTTCAACTCCATTTTCGTCCCAATCAAAATAACCACAAGGCAAACACCATTTTTCTGGAAGATCTGGCATATTTTTAGATCTCTTTTCTATAAGAACATATATATCACTGTCATGTTTTGCAAATATAACACCCGTTGTACCCGATGAACGAGATTCCCATATTTCTTTACCATCTATTATGTGTAAAGTGTTTTCTCTATTTTTGAATATAGGTATCATTTAAGATTTTCCACTAAAGTTTTACCCATATTCATCCACGTATTAGTCTCATCTGCCATAACAAAAAGTATTCCCATAATACTTAAAATTAATATAACAGTAAATAATATCCATATTAATAATAAAAAACCATTTACAAAATATTTCATTTTTTAGTTTTTAAAGATTATTAATAATACTTAAAATTTCTTCATATGCAGTAAGTTTTCCTTTAATAAAATTTTTAAGAAGTTTTTCATCATCAGCAAGATTTTCTAATTCTTTTCTCATTTCATTATTATATGAAATAACTGTATCAATTAAAGATCCCACTATTTCATCATTTTTTGAATCTTTAAAAGTTTTTTCAAAATCAATTTTAACTGCAATTGCATCAGCAACATCTTGTGGTTTAAAATTACTAGATGGATCAAGTTCACCTGTTAAAGCATTCTGAAGAATACTTATTATAATTTCACGTGCTCTATTATTTTCCATCTTATTCAAGTATTAATCCTATTCCGGATATGTTTTTAATTGTAAGTTTTATTTTATTTGTTCTGAATGTTTTTCGTAAATATGAAATGTATACATCCATACTTCTTCCAACAAAATAATCTGTTTTTCTCCAAATTTTTTCAAGAATAACATCTTTTTTTACTACTTCACCATAATTACTTGCAAGTATTTCAAGAATACCGCCTTCTTTAGTTGAGAATTTTTTAATTTCTTTGTATTCAAATTTAAGAGGTTCAATACTTGTTCCATCTGGAGCTGCTAATTTTGGTGGAACTTTAACTCTATGATAAAGTATTCTACGAGAAGGATCATATCTACAATTAGCAAATTCTATTATATCATGTAATTTTGTTGTAAGTTTTTTAAGAGTAACAAAAGTTTTAATATAATTATTAATATTATATATTATTTGATAACAAAATGCATAATATGAGGGATCTCCTTCAAACTTCATAGGTTCATTCATATAAATATCGGCACCTACATTAAAAGTTTGTTCATTTATATCTATACCTATAATAGGAATATATGGATTGTTTTTCTTTATAAAATCAACTGCCTTTTTAAAATAAAAAGTGTCGTTAGAAAGAACATAAGCATCAACATTATTTTTTTCAATAATATCAAAAAGAACATTTTCAACCTTAGCATTAACAATTTGATAATCTTGTTCTTTACCGATTTTATAAAATATATTATAAAGTTCGATATTTTCTGTGTTTATTACAATTTTCATATGTACTTTTGTTAATATAAGGCAAATATAATAAAAAAAATTGATATAAAAAATTTTAATTAAATTTTAATTGTTAAATTTTTGTTAAATTTAACAAATTATTAAAATCCTAAATGTTTTCTTCTAACGTATTCAAGATCATAAGTTGTTGTTGATAAAGGCATTGTTATATTATTAAAAGGAAAAAAATATGGCCAAGTCATTCTCCATCTTGGTCCCCATTTTTTTTCCATATATTCAAAATTAATCATATTGATAGTATTAAGTTTTTCTATAAGTTCAGGCTCTTCTCTTTTTGTTTGTTGTCCTGTTTCATAATAATTAGTACCACCTCCGTGTAAATAAGATTTTCCAACATCTGGAATATGTTTAATTGGATTATGTTTAAGTCTCATTATATAATCAGCATCTTCACAATATGCAGGATAAAAATTTTCATCAAATAATCCATATTTTTGAATAACCCAATCTTTTATTAAAAATAAATCATAACCACCATCATTAAAATCTCCACCACTTCCATGAACCATTCCTACTTCAGGATCGGAAGCTTTATTTATCATTTCTTCTAAAAATCCTGGTGTAAATGAAATATCATGTCCCATAATAATCCAATATGGTGCATTCATATAACATTTAATAATAAGATTCCAAGCACCTGAACATCCTACATTTGCAGGCATATGACAAATTGTTATTTTTTTAATAAAAGGTTGTGATATTTTAGCAATATTATCTAATTCTTCAATAAGTTCACCTCTACCATTATTATCAAATACAACAAAATTATCTGTTGGATAATCTATACTATCTATTAAATTTTTAATCCAATGTGCACCGTTAACTATTGCGGTACCTATTACGGGTATTGACATAAATATTAATTTTTAAAATTATAATTTAAAAGTTTGCGATGGGTAGATCTATTTTGTATATTCGCAAACTTTTAAATTATCTGATTCTTTTTTTCAATAAATGTCTTGTGAGATTCATATAAACATTACAAGATTCAGTCATATTATAAACATGAAGTTCATTTTTATCTTTATTTATACCTTTTATTTTTACTAGATCTCTGGTGTGTGTTTCATAAACTCCATCTACAACTAAATCTTGTATTGCAATTAAACATTCATTTGATTCTTTCATAATTATAAATTTTTAAATTATTTTTAATGCTTCTTGTAATCCTATTTCTAACGCTTCTTCATACGTATTAAATAAATCATTTGATATAAAATCACTTTCATCAGATAAGTTTGACAACACATCAACTGTGTAATTATCAACATTAACACTCCATAATATTTTATTTTTAGTAAGTATTATATCAAAATTAAATAATACTTCTACAATACAATTATGTTTTTCTCTTAACCATTTTTGTAATAGTGATTGTGTACAGCAAGAACATGCTTTCCCATATCCTTTATTCCAATTCTCATAACCACAAACATCTCGCTCACCAGATTTATCATAAAAATAAGTAGTTATAACATCAAAACCTTTTTCTTTAGCAAGTTGTGCAGTTTCTAAACTAATAAGTTCATCTACCATAGTATTTCAATTTTAATTTGCAGCTTAAGATAGATTCGAACTATCAATCTTTACAGATTCCTGCTCTCTCATAGGGCTCTCATCCTAAGGAGTAAAGCTGTATATGTTAAGTTAAAGAACTTTCTTTTATAATTATGTTATAAATATAACAATAATTTTTGATACAAAAAAACTTTTTACTATATATTTTAACAAAATTTTAATTTATTTTCAATCTATTAAAAAATAATGCAGGATTAAGTATTTCTTCATAATTAGGAGCTTTATTAATCAACAATATTTTAATTCCTTTTTTGACACCATATTTATCTAAAAAATCTTTAAGATAAAGTACAGAATAATAATAAACATTATTTATTTTATTGTTTTTATCTAATAACTCTAATTTATTTTCTGGTATAGGAATATTTTTAAGTGGAGCACTTTCGTATAGATAATATACAATATATTCACAAACCCCTTCTTCTATAAATTCTGCTCCGAATTGATATTCAGATACAGGATAAATTCTAAACGTTGCATATTCAGGTGAAATATCAATATTTTTATTTCTTAATTGAATTATTGATTTATTAAAATATGCATGTGTTAATTCATGAAATATTACTGCTTTAACAGTTCTATCAGTATAATTTAAACTTCTTTGTTTAAATTTAGATAAGTCTTTAAATTCATATGCAACATATTTTTCTTCATTTGTTATAGTTACATCATTAGGAAGATTAAATTCACCTAAATTTTCATAATTACTTATTTCTCCTAAATTTTCTGTCCATATATAAACATCATATAGAGTATCAATTCTATATTCATATTCTTTTATTAATAATTCTTCATTATTTTTAACATATAAATTTATTCCATATGTTGATGGGTTTCCCTTTTTATTATAATAAGGATCTTTTTGAGGAAAAAATAAAATAAAAAATAAAAACAGTATGTGAATATAATTATTCATTAATTTCATTTAGGCAAATATAATACTTTTTCTTGAATTAAAAAAATAATTTTAACAAAAATTTATACCTATTATATATACGTGTGCGCTCGCGCGCGAGAGTATCTTATATACTTTAGTAATTACATTTCCTGGAGAGCTTAAGACTTAAGTTATATGGTGTCATTTATAAAAGTTTTAAAATTTATGTTAATTTTTTGTTAAAATTATTTTTTGAAAAAAACTGTCGAAATATTTTTTTATATTAAAAATATTTGTTATATTTGTTTCCAAATTTGAATATATACAGCAAATTGCATTAGTAAAAATGAACTAAACAATGGAAAAAGAATTGTTATTTAAAAAAGTAACCGGTGAAGTTATTGAAAACGTAGAAAAATATGTTAAAGATTGGACTATAGAAAATCCACATGGACAAATTATTATAGGAGTAGATTCACAAGTTCATGGTCGTAGGTTAAAATATTCTATTGTTATTGTTATGCATTATATTGATAGAATGAAAGTTGGACATGGATGTCATTTAATTTTATGTGATATATGGGAAAAAAGAAATAATAAATCACAAGCAGAAGAAATGCCAGCGAAATTATGGCGCGAAGCTGAATATGCCTTATTAACAGCACAATTAGTAAATGGAAAAGATGAATTTTTTAAATCAAGAATTGAAGTACATTTAGATTTTAATTCTGAAGAAAATAAAAAATCTAATATGATGTATGCTGCAGGTATAGGTTTACTAAATGGATATGGTTTTAAAGCATTAGGAAAGCCTTTTGCAAAAATCTCATCAAACTGCGCAGACCATTTTTGTAGATAATAAAAAGGAGAAGAAACTCTCCTTTTTTATTTATGAATAAATAAAATAAAGTATAATGAAGAAATTTATTATCATTTTATTTTTATTACTTTTAATTACATCTTGTAATAAACCACTTAATAATTATATTTCAAGAAATATTTATGAAAGAACATATACAGGTGATGATCTTGTTTATGTTAATACAGATGTTTTTTATTTTTCATTTTATTATAGTATTGATTCTATACCACTAGAAGATTGGATAACAAATACTATGATAACTGATACAATCAATATAGAACAAAAAATGATAATCAAATCTATAGATGAAAAAACTAGTTATCAATTTGTACTTTCAAAATATGTTTATCCTTCTATTTTATACTATACTTTTTTAATTAGATATTCAGGTTATGAAAAAGATATTTATAAACCTCAAGTAAAATAGATTCCTGTATATTTTTTTATTTAAGTTTTTTTAATTATATTTGCATATGAAAATATTAGTTTTTAATAAACAACGATTCAATAAATTCATGGAGTATAATAGTATCACAGACGAAAATGTTGAGTCTAAAGATATGATGGTTGTTTCTATTAATAGTATTGATAGTGTATATTCTTATTTTAAAAAACAACATTCAAATGTTATAATTATGCATTTTGGAGATTATACAGAAGAAGATATTAAAAATAAAAAATCTTCAACATATGTATTTAATGAATATAAAGCAAAAAAATTATATGAATTCATTAAAAGAAATAAAGATAAAAGTATAGCAATTTTGCACTGCGCTGGTGGAATAAGTAGGAGTTATTCTATAGGATTATTCATTTATGATTTTTTTAATGATAAAAAAAATAATATTATAAAACATTCCTCTCTATGTTCTTTAAATTATCATATATTTAAATTGCTTAAAGAACAATATTATTTAGATCATCATATTTTTTATCTATGATAAGAATAAAATTATAACCTTTATTTAAAACGGCGATTTTCTTTGCTTCTATTTCATCTTTGTCTTTTTTTGCAAGATATGAATTTTTAATTTCTACTATAAGATTTAAAGAAGGAATAAAAAAATCTGAGTGATAAATTTTATTTTTTCCATTAAATTCATATTTAATAGAAAACCCACGTTGAATATCTAAATATTTATCGTAATATTTTTCTAGAAAATCTAGTTCATAGGATGATTGATATATTAAATTTGTGTTTAAATAATTGTGAAATTGAAAACGTGTTTTAAATCCTTTATTTAAAATATCTAAATTTTGTGAAGGGTGCTCAACCCCAAATCGTTCTAAACAAATATGTTTTATATTATTTTTTATATCTTTTCTTTGCCAACTATATTCAACACCATAATTTTCTAGATTACTTTGTTTTATTTTATCTTGGATTTCTTTAGATTGTAATGGATACTTTTTTCCAAATCGTTTAATATTAGTTTGTTCTATTTGTTCTCTATTCTGATACATTTCATCTCCATATCTTTCTTTTTTTGTTTGTTTACATTTTAATTTAATACTCTCTAATTGATATACGTTTTCAACTCCATATTTTTTAAATATTTCTTCTTTTGATCTTAATCCCGAATAAATATTAGCACACATTTTTGAACAAGTATTTTTGTAACCCCAATCAGATCTTATCAATTTTGTTTCTTTATTACAAATTTTACATATTCCTTCTCCTTTTTCTTTTATCCATTTATCAAAATATTCTTTAGGAGATAATTTATGTATTTTAATATTGTGTATACTTAATACTGTTTTATCTTTACATATTTTTCCACATTCTTCACAAATAAATAATCCTTCTTGATTTTTTCTAAATTCTTTCATGATTTCTACCCTTTATTTTAAAATATATAGATTATATAATGGGACAGCATTTCAATCTACCCAAATGTTGATTAATGCTCAAACATTAATCTAACCATTATATTTTATATATTTAAAAATTTAACAAGATTTTAATAATTTTATTAAAATTTATATTTATTTTTTTATTATTTTTAACAAAAAATAATTAATTTATGATTTTAAATAATGAACAATCAATTTTTCTACATAAATTTATAGGATATGGTCCTTTAAATAAAGCCCAAATAGTTATATTTGGAAATGAATTTGGCGCAGGTGCAGGCTTAGGAAATACTGAATTAACCATTAAACGTTTTATAGAAGAACATAAAACTAAACAAATATTATCTATAAATGAAGGTTTCACTATAATTGATAGAAATTCTCCTCCAGTCACAAGTACGTTTTTACAATTTATATCAAGATTATTATTAGCTCTAAAATATAAAGATGAACGTTTCCTTGATACATTAACCAATGAAGGGTGGACCTATTTGAATAATTATATAATGAACTCATTATATCGCGATAATTCAGCGGTAATAAATATGAAACCATTCCCACAACCTACAGAGAATCATTGGTGTTATGAAAATGTTAATGAAAATAATTATATGAACATGTATAATTTTAAGGTTAAATATCATGCACCTAATAAATTTCGTGACTTTAGATTAAAGGTTTTAAAAGAAGCATTTGATATGGCACACAATGCATTGATTTTAGGTGCTGGTGATAAATTTAATAAAAAGTCGTTTTTTGAATCAATGTATCCAAGTATTAAATTCTCTCAAATTATATTAAATGATATTGTAGAAATTTATTTCTCTAAATCTCCAAAAATAATACTTTCAAACTATTATGATAATAGAAGTGGGATAAAACTATTAGGTTTAAGAGAAATTTATAGATTTATAATAAAAAATAATTTATATTAATTATCGTATTTGTTTTATATAAACATTTAATCCTACAATACAATATTTTCTTATAAGTGTTTCTGTTGGAACATTTTTTTTATGTCTAATAGTAGGAACATAAACTGTATAGTTATGTTCTACATATTTTGGCCCTACATTTTTTATTCCCTCTCTAGTAAGACAACAAGCAAAACTCCCATATATTTTATTAAATTTTATATATGGTGGTAATATATCTAAAAATTCATAAGATATATCTACATTACCATTAGCATCAATTGTCCCTTCATTATTTATTATTATATTACTATTAGTGATAAAATAATTATTCTTAAGATCATTCAGCCATTTTTCAATAAGATGTTTTACTCCTATATTCATATCATATATAGGATCTGAATCTTCAGTGAACTTCTCATTTATATATTCTTTAACTAATTTCAATTATATTTTTATTTTATTTATTCAACATTATTTTCAAAGAATATATAAAATAAATTATATAAAATGCAATTTTCAAGTTTTTCACGATTAGAAGAAGATTTAACCATTACATTATATAATGATATTCCTGTTGAAAATGTTTTAGCAGTTAAATATTATAATGATGATTCTAATGGTACGTTTACAAAAAAAGAATTTCGTTGGTCATTTAATAATGCATATTGGTCTTCTTGGGAAACGTTAACTCAAAGTGCAATTTCTAATATCGATACACAGGGTAATTATTATTTATTTTTACAAATTAGATATATTTTATTTGCTGCAGATTCTGGAACTGTTGCATCATTTATATTAAATTATACTAAAGGTGCTGTTACTGCTGTAACTCCAAGAATTCTTACTCATGACATTCAAAGTCAAGATGCTTCTGCTGTTCTTATTCATGATATTCTTCAAACATATGAAGTTACGCATCTTATTGATGCAAGTACGTTAAATGGATATCCGGGAAGTTATTATCTTAATCGTGCACATCATATAGGAAAACAACCAATTAGTTCTATTACAAATTTACAATCTATACTAGATTCTAAAGCTAATAAATCAGGAGACATAATATCTGGAGACCTTATTGTTGATGGTTCGTTTATAGCATTAGGAGATACTCAAACAAACGGAAGTTGGAGATTTAGAATTGTAGATGCTAGCTTATATGTAGAAAGATTAGTAGATGGAAACTGGGAAATAAAAAGTACTTTTAATTAAAAAATTAAATTTAAAATAAAAAAGTACATATAAAAAAATAATGAAGAGCCTTTAGGCTCTTTTTTTATTGAATATATAAAATAAAACTAAATAATGACTACATATTATATAGATGAATCTGGAGTAGATGCTCCGTTAAGAAATGGTTCTGTGGGACAAGAATGGGCTACATTATCTTATGCTTGTACCAGAGTAACAACATCTAGTGATACTATACACATAAACTCGGGTGATTATGTTGATGATTCAATATGTAATTTATCTGTGGGGGTTAATATAACCGGAGATAGTGGTGATATACCAAATATCACAACAAATTATGTTGCTGGTAGTTCTAATTATGCTTATATAAGATTATATTCTAGTTCATTAACAAATGGTAATCAAATTATATCATATATACATATAAATGGTAATAATTTAACTTCTGATAGATGTATTTGGATTGGTTATAGATATAATGTTAGTATACATCATTGCACTATTGAAAATTTTGCTGCTCTTGGTGTTCATTTTAGAAATGAAATAGGTTGGTTAACTCCTCCAGTTGTATATGCAACGGGAAACAGATTTTATAATAATATTGTTAATAATTGTGCTAGTAGATCAGAAACAGATTCTGCATTATTAAGATGTGACGGACAAGAAGATCTTGAAATATATAATAACACATTTAATCAAACTCAGCGATCTGCTGGAGAAAACGGAAATATACTTAACATAAGTAATACTAGAGATTCAAAGGTTTATGATAATGATTTTACTAAAAATGATAGAGATGGAAGTAATTGGAATTTCTTTTCAGAAATTTTTGAAATAAAAGGTGGTTTAGAAATTTATAATAATACTTATCATGGGGCAGCTACATTAGATTTTGGAGGTTGGATAAATACAGTAATAAAAGGTGCATATGCTTTTGGAACAAGTATTCACGATAACACATTTGAATCTAACTCACTGTTAAGTGTAGGATCTCACATTCAATATGCTATAAATTTAGAAGCCGGATTAGAAAGTGTTTATATTTATAATAATTATATAAAAAATTATGAAGTTGCTATTCAATTATTAACTAAAAGTAACATAGGAAATCAGTTACATGAAGATATCTATGTTTATAATAATAGAATTGAACATATTGCTGTATCTAATGATCAATATACTCCAATTGGTATTAAAGTAGAAAGTATTTCCTCAGATACTTATACAAACGCTACAAACAATTTAAATATATGTAATAATACATTAACAGGCGGATCAAATTATAATTTTAGAGGAATAGCATGTTCTGTTAATGGATCATGGACAAATATTCGTATAGTTAATAATGTAATATCTTCTTTTGATAGTTATGCTATTTCTTTTTCTAGACAAACATATCCAGTAACTGAAGCTGCAAGTATAGATGAAATGCATGTTCATAATAATATATTTTATAATAACGGTAATAATACAATTTATATAGATCCAAATGTAAGTGTAACTAATTATACTAGTACTCCTAATTATACTACAGATCCAGGTTTACTTGGTATATCAGATTTTCATTTATCTGTTAGTTCGAGTGCTATTGGTGCTGGTTCGGCAACATATCTATTAAGTGCAGAAGATTATGATAATGTAACTTGGAATAGTCCACCTTCTATTGGTGCGTATGAATATGTTACAGATGTAACTACATCAATTCCTACAGTTACAACAACTACTATTACAGATATAAGTATTAATACTGCAACTAGTGGTGGAAATGTAACTCATGATGGGAGTACAGCAGTTACAATTAAAGGTATTGTTTGGTCAACAAATCCAAATCCTATAATAACTGATTCATCT